CTGCCGCGTGAGCACGTCGCCCGAGGCGCCGCCCACGTCCTGCGACACATAGATCGGCACGTTCACGGTGAGCGCCTTGGCGCTCGTGCCGGCGACGGCCGTGCACTGCTGCAACGTCAGGGCGACCGTCGCGGCGTTGCCCTGGTTGATCGACGCCTCCACGATGGCGACGCCCGAAAACGCCTTGAGCGACACGGCGAGGCTGTTGCGCCCCGCAGCGTCCGCGGCGGGTTCCAGCACGTCCACGACGTGCACCTGTTCTGCGGCGATGTATCCCATATGAGTCTCCGTAGTGGGGCGGCAGCATCGGCCGCCGCCCCGTCAGTGATTACGAGCGAGCGGCGAGGGCGATGTACGGCGACTGCGTGACCGATCCCTTGAACGGCGTCACCGGGACGCGCGTGCGAGGCAGGCCGTTGACGCGCAGCGTGAACTTGAGCGCGGTACGGTCGCGGATGAAATCCACGTGAATGGACGACTGCTGGCGCATCCCGCCCTTCGTGATGAACAGGTAGTCGGACAGGTTGGCGAACACGAAGTCGCCGACCGTGCCTTCGGTCGAGGCGTACTCGATCGGGATGATCGGCTTGCCGTACAGCGTCGCGTTCGGCGAGCCGTTGAGCGCACCGGGCGCGATGAACGCCGGCGGGGCGCTGGCACCGGTGCCAGCCGTCGACGTGAGGATCTTGGCCCACAGTTCGGCGTTGATGAACCACGCCGCGCCCGGCAGCATCCGCGCCGGCATCCGCGCGTACATCTTGGCCGCGTTCGTCCAGATGTTGCCGGCCGTGTTGAGGATCGTCTGCGAGCCTTCGATGGCCTGCGTCACCAGTGCGCCCGAGGTCATGAGGCCCAACGGCTTGGCGACGCCGTCGCCTTCCCAGATGGCCGCTTCGGCGCCGAAGCGCAGTTCCTCGGGAACCTGCTCGTTCAGGAACGACTCCATCGCGGGGCCGTCCTGCATCTGCTCTTCGGTCAGGCGCACCAGCGCGCCGAGCTTGGCGAGCTTGGATTCCACCTGACGGGTGGCCGCGGTCGAGTCCGTGTAATCGCCGTTCTCGGCGATCCAGTAGTGACGCACGCCACCGTTGCGGGAGCCGTTCGTGCGGGCCTCTTCCTTGACGACGGTCTCGGAGTACGAATTGCCGACCGTGATCGGACGCTGCGTGACGCGCGAGAGCAGCTCGCCGCCCGTGAGCGTGGCTTCGAGCATCACGTTCGCGACCGCCATCGGCACCGCGAACCCGCCCTCTTCCCCGATGAGCGTGTCCTGATTACGCGCCGCCATGAGGCGCGGGTCGTTCGTGGTGCCGCCGTTCTTGGACGCGGCGATCACGCCGCGGAAGAACTCGCCCGGCGCCCACGGCTTGTCCTCGGCGCGGTCCTTGCCGACTTCGACCGTCGGCGCGGCCGCGGCCATCGGGGCGGCCTGCTGCTTGCGCAGCGCCTGAATCACTTCGCTGCGCGCGGCCTCGACCGTCGTGCCGCCGACGATCCATTCCGCGGCCTTTTCGGGCATCCCGCCGTCACGGGCCAGCACGGCGAGTTCCGCCGCGCGCGTGTCAGGAGCCGGGGCCGTGCCCCGCTCCGACGTGGTCTGCTCAGACATCTTCGACTCCGTCGAAAGGGCCGAATCACCGGCCAGTGCTGCGCCTTGGTCGCGGGATGCGACACTGCGCCCGACGCCAACGGCATAATCCGCCGGCACCGTCACGCTGGAGCACTCATAGAGCGTCCAGCCCGTATACCGGCGCGTGATTGCGCCGGCCTTGTCCTTCGTCTGCGTGTACCGCTCGCCCGGCCAGTAGCCGATCGACACTTTCTTGCGGATGCCCGCCGCCATATCGGCGAACAGCCACGACGCATCGGGATGATTCCCGCGGCGCACCGTGCCGCGCAGCACGCGGTCGCCGTCGACGGTCAGGTTCTCCACCAGCCCGATCTGTTCGTCCAAGTCGTGATCGCAGCAGAACGGCAAGCCGTCGGCCGCGTAGCTCAGGTCGATGCCCTTGGTGCTGTGGTCGAGCACTTCGACATACCGCTCGCCCGTCATCCAGTCGTACCGCTCGACCGGCGCCTCGGAGGAGAGCGCGATCTCGAGCGTTAGCGGCGCGTCCACGGGCGCATCGACGGCATCGTCGCGCACCACGCGCACCACGGCCTCGCGCCGCAGCGCGCCGGTGGGGTTCTCCTGCGTGCGTTCGGCAAACGGGTTCTGGCTCGCGTTGTGGCTCATGCGGTCTCCCGACGAAGCGGCAACACGCGCCCCGTCTGCGTAGTGGAATCGGTCGCCGTGGCGTCCGGGTTGGCGCTCGCGTCCACGTTCACCGCGATCGCCAGCGGGATCGTCTCGAGCGACACGCCCTTGGCCTTGGCATACGCCGCCGCCTCGGCCAGTTCGTCGACGATCTCGAAGAAGTCGCGGCCCTTTTCCGCGCACACGCGCTGCGGGGACGTCAGGCCCGCGTTGATCTCCATGATCGCGGCCGTCGCGTCCTTGACCGGATCGATCCACGGCCAGCCCGTACACATCCACGTCGCGGACGCCGTCAGGGTCGCCGTGTCCATCGTCGTGACGCCCAGCGCGCCGGTGAGCGCGGCCATGCGCACCCAATCGGCGAAGATCGGCCGGCAGAACTGCTCGACCAGCAGATCCTGCTGGTGCATCCGGCTCTGGCCCATCTCGCGCACGCGATCGGTGCGCATCGACGAGAAGTTGACCTCGGACAGATCGCCCGTCAGGCTGGCGTAGCTGCGGCCGAAGGCCCGCGCCATGCCGCGCTTCACGACTTTCATGAACGCGCTGTAATTGGCGGTCGGGTGCGTTGGCGTCCACGGTTGGAACTCGTAGCCCGCCGGCAGCGCCGTCGCTTGTCCAGGCACCGCTTCCATCACCAGCGGCACGGCGTTCCCGTCGGCGTCGAGCGCCGGCGCGAAGCCGCCGCCGTCCTTGTTGACGAAGAAGCCGCCCTGCGCCGCCGCCAACAGGCTCTGGTAGAGTTCGGCCTCGGTGTAGCGGTCGCCCAGCTTCCACGTAATCAGCGCCGGCGCAAACCACGGCACGCCGCGGACCTGACCGGGGCGGACGCGCTTGAACACGTGCAGCACGTTCTCGGCCCGCTCGATGCGCTTGGTGCGTCCCGCCAGATTCGGGTGCCGGTCCCAGAGATGGTACGCCACTGGGCGCCCGTTGGCGTCGAGTTCCACGCCCATGACGACGGCGTTGGTCGTCGCGCTGCCGGTGCGGTTCTCGCTTTCGTCGAGCTGGTCCGGGTCGATCGGGCTGATCTGATAGCCGAACGGCGCATCGGGGTTCCGCACGCGGAGCGCCAGAAACTCGCCGTCCATGATGACCGAGCGGATCATCAGCCGTTGCAGCGCCGCGAACGACTCGTAGCCGGCGGGCGTGCAGGTCTCGCGCGCGCCCCACGTGGCCCACGCCGTCTCAATCCGGTCGTTCATGGACTCCAGCAGGGCACCCCGCGGCTTACGGGCCCGGTATTGCAACCGCGCGCCCGTCGCGCCGATGATGTCGGCCTCAAAGTCCAGCAACAGCCCCGACGCTTCGCCGTTGTCGCGGCAGAGTTGACGCGACCGGGCGCGCAGCGTCAACAGCGCGTGCCGGAGCTGCTCGTTCGGGTCGGCCAGATCGCTGAACCAGTTCGCGACGATGCGCGAGTGCTCGGCGCCGGCGTAGCGCACCGACACCTTGCCCGTCTGGACGCGGCCGGTGATCGCGGCGGCGAGATGGCGAACGCGCTGGGTCAGGTTCACGAGGTTGTCCCCACCACGTTGAACCGGATCGGGACGCCGAACGTCGTGCCGCGCTTGGCGGCGATCGCCGCGAGCAGTTGGCTCCGCAGCGTCATCAGTTCCTTGAACGAGAACGTCATCACCTGCCGCCCGGCGATCATGAACATCTTCATCTCGCCCTCGATCGTGCCCGAGAGCGCGGCCTCGACGACGGGGAGGGCCTTCTCCTCAAACGACACCGCCGCGCCGGCCGCGACCGTGGCAAGATCCGCCACGACGGTGGTCGCGCCCGTCTGTACGGTGCGCACCACGCCGCTTTCGGTGAGCCGCACGCGCCACTGGTACGTCCCGGCGGTCAGGGTCGTGGTGACGGCGCTCGACAGCGTCACGTCCCACGCCGCGCCGTTGGCGGTGCCGGTGATCGGTGTGAGCACGACCGCGCCCGCCATCGCAAACGACAGCGTCCCGCCGTCGGCCGCCGACGCATCCGCGACCGCGAGCGTCAGGCGCACGGTATCGCCCGCGGTGATCGTCGCGGGCACACTGGTGAGGCGATCGGGAAGGGCCACGACGTAGAGTCGCCCTGCCGGCCCTGCCGTCCTACGGTGCGGCGCCCCTTCTACCGCCCAACGGAGGGGTTTGCTCCGCCGCCCGCTATGCGGCGCGCTCCGTGTACGCGCGACGCGACCACGGCAAGCGGAAGGCGCGCGGCTTCTTCTTGCCCGACTCTTCGAGGTAGCCGCGCTCCACCAACAGCGTCAGCATCTTGCCGACCGTGGTGTCCAACACGCGCATCTCGTTCGCCAAGGACTCCGCTTTGACTTCCGTGAACGCCACCATGGTGAGGCGTTTGCGGATGTGCCACATCGTGAGGCGGGCCGCCGGTGGCAGCGACACGTCGTCCAACGCTTGTTCGACGGCAAGGCAGTACGTCATGGCGCTCCGTGGTGAGGGATCATCGCATCCACCCGCCCGTGCGTTTCGGCAACCACGCGCCGGTCGGCTTCGGAATGGGTGGCAGGGGCTTCTCGGTCGGCGGTTTCGGGGATTTCGTCGCCGCCCCGTCGGCGTTCACGCGCTCCACTTCCGACGCCAACGACGCCACCGGCACCGGCCCGAGCAGCAACGCCGCGTAGGCGTAGCCCTCGCAGTCGGCCACCTCGTTGCGCACGCCTGGTGTCGCTTCCCACTTCCGTTTGCGCGTTTTCTCGTCCACGCGGCGCCGCATCGAGAGCAACTGCGTCACGTAGTCGTCGTCAGCGTACTGGTTCAGGTACAGATAGCCCGGCCCCGCCTCGTCCATCGCCAGCCGGCGGTACAGGCGGTCCATGATCGCGTTCACGCCGAGGATGTAGAGCCGCCCCGGCTTGACCTTGGTCGGCTTGGACGGCACCAGCGGCGCCGTCGGGTTGCTCGAGCCTTTGATCGCGTAGACGTGGAACGCCAACCGCGGCGCGCAGTACGTGTACACGGCCTTACTGTGCGTGCCGTCGCCAGCGTCGATGGTGAGCGACCGAATCGCCATGAGGGCGCCGCTCTCGTGCGTCCAGCGGCGCTGCGTGCGGTAGTCCTCGAGCCGCGCCCACCATTCCGGCTGGCTGGTGTCGCCGCGCAGGATGGTGCGCTCGATCAGCCACGACGTTTCGCCGACGCCCCACGCCCGGACCACGATCTCGCCGCGATCGTGCTGGAGATCGACGCCGGCGGTCAGGATCGCCGCGTCGCGGGGGACGTGCCACGCGATCGGGGCCAGCTCGTCGGCTGCATCGTACCGCTTCGCCCGCGCCAGCAGCGTCGACTTCACCGTCTCGGCCGTCTGGTCGCGGTACAACTCGCCCAGCGTGGTGTTGAAGAACGCCCGCAGCATCTCGGCCCGCATCGCCGGGTCGCGCTGCCCGTTCGCGGTCACGAACTCCTGCGCCACTTCCTCCCACAACGCGAACGCCGCGACCAGTCCGTGAATGTGAAACGATCGCTTGTGTGGCACCCGTGCATCAGCCGTGGCGGTCCAGCGCCCCGCGCGCAGCAGCGCCCCTTTCTCGCGCGCCGGCATCCGGTGCTCACACGCCGCGCACTCGTAGGCCACCGACGCCGGGTCCACCTTGCCCGCCGCGTCGACCTGCCACTTGAGCCGGTCGAAGTGCAGCGTCTGCCAGTGCCCACAGTCCGCACACGGCACCTCGTAGACCTCCTGCGTGCCTTCCAAGTAGCTCGGCCAGATCAGCGACTCCTCGGCGCTGGTCGGGCTGGACACTTCCACGATCTTGCGCCGCCGCTGGAACGACCGCGTGCGGGCGCGGGAGATCGCCTTCACATCGCCCTCGGTGCCGGCCGATCGCGGGTGCCGGTCCCGTTCGTCGAGCAGCACCACGCGCTTGGGGCGCATCGCGAGGCCCGAGGGCGCGTTGGCGCCGGTCATGTCGAGTTGGCCGCCAGGGTATGCTTTCGAGAGGATCGTGTTGTTGCTTTCCCGAGAGCGCGCCGGTGCCACCAAGGCCGACAGCGGGCCACAGTCGCGGATCATCGGCGCGACGCGGTCCTTGCTGAACGATTCCGCGGTCTCGACGGTCGGCTGCACGCAGAGCATCGGAGACGGCTCCTGGTGCGTGAAGTAGCCGATGGCGTTCAGGATCAGCTCCGTCTTCGCGGCCTGCGACGGGCTGACGACGACGATCTCCTGCGTCGTCCGGTCGCTCACGGCGTCCATGATCTCGGGCAGGTACGGCACCATCGCGTTGAGCCACGGCCCATGATTCGCCGTCGCCTCGGGACTAAGCACGCGGTACTTCTCGGCCCACTGGCTCATCGTGAGACGAGGCAGGGGCCGACAGTGCCGGCGGAACCGCTCGCGGGTGACGCGGTTGAGGGCCTCGCGCCCCAGCGCGTGCGTCATGCTGCCGCCTTCGCCGGTTCGGGGTCGTCCACCACATCCTCGTCAAACGCCGCCAGCTCGACCACGATCCGCTCGGCCTCGGTTTCCGCCGCCGTCTCGGCCTCTGGCCCCAAGTGCGCTAGGCGCACCGGCATCGCCCGCAGTCGCGCGGTCAGCCGGTCCAGCACCCGGGCCAGCGCCGCCTCGTAGTCGGCCACGCTGACCACTTCGCCCCTAGCTTTCGCCACCTCGATCTCGGCCAGCTCGGCTTCGGCGTTCGCTTTGCGGGTGCGCGCCGTGTCGAGGTCGCCGGGGTTGGCGTCGACCACCGCCTTGTCCGCTTCCCGCTTCCGCAACGCGATCGCGCAGTCGGGTTGCCGGTACTCGATCTGTTTCCCCTGGCGCGTGACCAGCACCGCCGGTTCCTGCGCCCGGATGTACTGGAGCGTCCGCACCGCGAGGCCCGTCTCCTCGGCCAACTGGTTGAGGGATACCCACCGTTGGCTCATCTGGACGTACTCGACGCAATTTGTGGCAAACGCGCTGCGGTTTGGGCGAACTGTAGGGCAAGTGCAACAGATTCTGGAAAATCTGTCGTTGGCCCGTGCTCTGGGCTGCGCGGTTCCCGCCCTCCGCCCGCTACGGAGGGGGACCCAAGTCGTTGATGCGTCACAGCTTGCGCCCCGTGAACCCGGCCAGTGCCGCCTCGATGCCGGCCGTGGCCGTCCGTACGAAGCTCTCGTCAATCGCTTTCTTCGCCGTTTCGTGGAATCGCAGTCGAGCGGTGAGCCGAACGTTCGGCACGAGCTTGTACAGGAAGTCCGTACGCCATCCCACCCGACGACCCACGCCTTTTCCTTGCACGTTCTTGACCAGGAACGTGCCGTTCGCGGTCGTCACCTTTCGGACTTGCTCGCTCGCCCGCAGCGCGGCAGGACGCAGACGCTTGGGCACGACCGTCGCGTTCGTGGGCTTCACCGCCGACAGCGGGATCGCCACGTTACGGCCCGAGATCGGCGCCTTGACGCTGTTCTCCTCGAACTTGGCGAGCTGGTCTCGTGCGGGGTTCACGCCGAATCGGGCCTGCGGTCGGCTGTTGGTGGCGAAGTCCGTGCCTGAGCGGTAGATGGTGCGCTTGACGAAGTCAGGCCGTCGCAGCGTGAAGCCTGACGACAGCCGATCCTGCACGGCCTTCTGCCCATCGTCGGCCAGCTTATTGAGCGTCAGGGTCAACGCGCGAGGGGCCTTGGCCCCAATGTCCCGCAGCGCGGCCTTGATGGCGTCGACGCCTTCCACTCGGATCTTCAGGTCCATGCCCCCCCCGTTTGTTTTTTGCGACGCCGCAACGTTTCCATTTCCCCACCGTGCGGTAGCCCAGTTCCCCACCGTGCGATTCACCCTCGGCGTTGAATCGCGCGCATTTAACCTCACGCGGCTGTGCGCCTGATATATCACGCCGCGGCCCTGTTCATGTTATCCACATCCACCACGAGACGGGCCGTCATACGACCCGCTCCGACCATCCACCGTTGCGATCCGGCCACACGACCCGCACCACGAACGGGTCGTAT